ATGGCAACATTTAAGGCGGAGGTTTATGCCCACCAGAAAAAGGCTGATGGCACCTATAATATCAAGATCCGCGTAACTCAAAATATGAGGAAAAAATACCTCTCAACCCCCTGGTATGTTACCAGGGAGGATCTAACACGTTCCCTAAAACTGAAAAACCAGAAATACGTTGATCTCACTGATGATTTAATAAAGAAATACCGATCGCGTTGTGATCGTGTCGGAGAGGCGATCAAGAGCATGACGGTTGAGCAAGTGGTTGAAATAATCACCAGAGATACCCAGGAGGTGTTTGATCTGGATATTGTGGCTTATGGCAGAGCGTATGCAAAACAGTTGGAGAATGAGGGGCGGATCGGGACTGCAAGAACCTACAATGTTGCGATCAATAGCCTGGTTAGGTATGTTGAAAGGGAAAACATATCCATCAAGGAGATCACCGTTAAGCTGATCAATGATTGGATCCTCTGGCTCCAGAAACTACCAGCCAGAAAAAACAGAGAAAGAGGGGAACGAGCACAAAGCCTCTATCCCTCCGTGTTGAGGGCGATCCACAATAAGGCAAAGGCTGAGTTTAATGATGAGGATGCTGGGATTATTAGGATCCCTCTCTCTCCGTTCAAAAAGGTTACGATCCCCAAAGTGCCGATCACTCGGAAACGTGCCCTAACCATTGATCAGCTCCAGGCACTCATAGCGCACCCCTATACTATGATCATGCAACCTGGTACCAATAGGCATAATCTGGCAAAGGATGTGTTTATGCTTTCGTACCTTTTGCTGGGCATGAATGAGGCGGATCTTTATACTTGTACCGACTGCAAGGGAGGGAGGCTTACTTACCAGAGAGCCAAAACCAGATCCAGGAGATCCGATAAGGCGGAGATCTCCATCAAGATTGAACCAGAGGCAAAGGCTCTCCTGGAGAAATACAAAGATCCGACTGGAGAGAGGGTTTTCAATTTCCATCGGCTTTACGCCTCCATTGATACATTCACGGCTGCAATAAACAAAGGGCTGAAAGTAATCGGCAAAGCTCTCCAGATAGATGATCTGGAGTTTTACGCTGCCAGGCACACATGGGCAACCATCGCCCTCAATGATGCTGGGGTGGATAAGTACACCGTTCACGCAGCACTCAATCATGTGGATGATTCAATGAAAGTAACGGATATTTATCTCCGTAAATCCTGGGATCCAATAGATAAAGCCAATAGAGCCGTTCTGGATCTGATCCCTACCTCTTATGATGTCAAAGAGGAGCGTTATTTGCCTAAGCAAAAATAACATTTGCCTAAGCAAATGTTTGTAATTACTTGAAAATCAATCTCCGAAAAATCGCCTTTTGCCTAAGCAAATGTTTTTCGCCCGAATTTTTCAAAATTTTTTGCCTAAGCAAAAGTAAGTAGCATTGAAAATCAATCACTTATGAACATTTGCCTAAGCAAATAATCTTTTGCCTAAGCAAATGTTATAACTCGCTGATATTCAATAGGGATTTTTCGCCCTTTTGCTTAGGCAAATGTTTTGAGCTATTTTCTTTTGCTTAGGCAAATAAGTCTTTTGCTTAGGCAAATGTTTGTAAATGATTGAAAATCAATCTCCGAAAAATCGCCTTTTGCCTAAGCAAATATTTCCTCGCGTGCGCGTGAGCGTATATACATAAACTATAATATAAAAATATAGATTATAATTGTTATGATTATAAAGAGTATATGAAATAGGGGGTATGGGGGAAAGAACAAAAAGCGGTGCCCAATCTCCAGGCTCCGCTTTCTTTCTTACTCAAACATCTTTCCAACTCCCAGGAGGAGCCACCTGGCACTAACGCCATAGTCTTTCACCATTGGTTGTAGCCAGCTCACCTGGAACCAGCCTCGATCCAGATCTTTCCTCTGGGCTATGAAATTGCGTCTGTCTATTTCGTTCAACCGACAATAGGTGTTTACCCCTCGGATCTTTTTCATCGCTATAATCGCATCCAGAGCGGTGTAGAAACGCTCCATGATCTGTTTACTCACTGGTGTATTCATTTATCACATTCTCTAAAAGAAACGATCCTTTTCATTCCATTGTTGGCTCCCTGGAGTTTGTTAAGAGCCTCAATCTCTCCTCCAGGTACGATCACATGAGTTTTCCCCTCTGCTTTCAGATCCTCCAGAAGTGTTACCTTTGAATCCTTAATCACTGATCGGTACTTTAGGATCGTTTCAATTCTCACTTTCTGCTCGGATGTGCCCTTTTGGTTAGTTGGTGCTGATGTTGGCAGATCATAGCTATTGGCTGATGTGTATTGTGGCAGATCTGGGGCACTTTCCCCAGGTTTGAATTGATAACCACAATCCAGGCACGTCAAACGGAGCTTATTGCTTCCCAGGGCACCAGCTAATAATCCATATCCTCCGAATAGGAGCATCCCAGCAATCCCCTTTTTAGCACTAAAACCCTTTTTATCGGCATGAATATTTGTGCTGCCACATTTAGGACACGCTGCCATTATATCACTATCATATTTACATCCTCCAGGAGTGTTTGCAGTCCGTCATAAGGATTGCCCTGGATTCTGGCAGTTGTTATTGCGTTTGCGATCTCTTTTTTCACCTCCAGGATTCTCTCTGAATTTACCTGGTTTATCAGTGCCTCTTTGTAGAGGTCTATCACCATTCGATAATACTTTTCCATTTTTCTATCTCTTGTTTAAGTTTTCAATAATGGTTAGAAGCCGATCCATCTGCTCCTGGGCTTTGCGTGTCTGAGCTTGTGCCTCCTCTGTGAGCTTTCTCTGAGCAGCGATCTCTATAAAGATACGATCTATATCAAATCCAACTGCACAAGGAGGGTTTATTGTCATATCTCGCCCAGAAAACTTATTGTCGTTACCGTTTATATCCCCAAAAAAATTTTGTTCCCCAGTTTCCGAGTTGAGCATTGATCCCTCTCCAGTTTCCAGCCAGCTCTTATTAAGATCTGGAACAAACCCCGATAGTCTTTCTATAAAGTCTTTCGGTTCTTTCACCTTTGCATTGATGATCTGGGATATTGTGCTCTCCTTAGAGTACCCCATTTTCGCCCCAAGATCTTTCTGTGAGGTGATTATGCCCGATTCTATCATAAATCGGATCAAAATTTTATATCTATCTATCTTGTTGGTTATCATATACTTGTAATTTTGAGCAAAAATTTAATAGAAATTCTTTCGCGAAAGATTTGGTAATTTCGTAGAAAGTCTTTATCTTTGCATCACTAAAACATTTTGAGTGGTGCAAATATAACAAAATATGTTTGTGCAACACACAATTTAAGCGTAAAAATTATGGCAAAAAACAGATTTCGGGAACACTATGATGCTTTGCCCCCAAAGGCGCAAAAAGCTCCCAAGTCGGCATTTGTAGATGAGATCGCTGAACTATGCAAGGTGCATCCAGCCACGGTTAGGTGCTGGATATACGGCACTCAAAAGCCAGACGCATTAAGGCGATCTCTCATTGCAAAGCATCTGAACATCCCAGAGAGTGAATTATTCGATTAACAACAATCTAAAAATGCAACACCGATGAAAGGTTGTCAAATTTACAATCTCGTGTGGCTCATTGTATGGGCACTGCTCGGTATCGGAGGAATTTACGGTATCATTATGGGCAACTGGGCACACCTCGTTACTGCTGCTGGCAGTGCTTATTTCTCCTACCTCCTTATCGTGGAGGATGAGGATGGGGAAAGCCTCAAAGATTTTGCCGTGCGTATGGTAAGATACAATACCGAGGGAAAATAATCATGCAAATAATTCTGGATCTATACGAACTCAAAAACATCTGCTCCCAAATGTCGGAGTTAGGAGCTGCTAACTATGCCAAGAGCACAACGCCAGCAAAAGATCTCATGTCGCAACGTGAGGCTTATAGGGTGTTTGGTGAGGCAAGAGTGAAACGCTGGGTGCATGATGGACTGGTAACTGGCTCCAGGATGGGTAGCACGATCCGCTCAAAGATCCAATACTCCAGAGCGGAGCTAATGGCTGCAAATACCGCTGAAAAATTCAATTCAATAATCAATAAATAATTTAGTATGAGCACAATCACGCTTAAATCGCTATCGCTGGTGAATTTCAAGGGTGTGAGGGAGCTGTATCTGGATTTCACCCAGCAGGTAACTGTAATATCTGGTGAAAACGGTACTGGCAAAACCACCATCTTTGATGCTTTCCACTGGCTGCTTTTCGGCAAGGATAGCACTGGCAGATCGGATTCCAATTTCAACATTAAAACGATTGATCCGATAACAAAGAAACCGATTTTGCACCTGGAACACTCTGTGACAGCCGTTCTGCTCGTTGATGGCAGAGAAGTTAAGATCCAGCGTTGCTACTGTGAAAAGTGGAGCCGTGCAACGGCAAACACCGAGGAGCGACTGATCAACCATTTCACGGAGTTTTATATCAATGATGTGAAAATGGGCACAAAGAGGGAGTTTGATTCAGAGATTGCAGAGATCATACCAGAGGATGTTTTCAAGCTGGTAACGAACCCTTACTACTTTGTGAGCCTCAAACCAGAGTATCAGAAAGCAATCCTCCTGGAAATGGTGGGTACTGTTAGTGATGAGGAGGTTGCTGGCACAAATGAGGCTTTCGTTAAGCTCCTGGCAGAACTCAATGGCAGATCTTTGGCAGCATACGCTAAAGAGGTGGCAGCAAAAAAGAGGGCTTGCAATGATGAGCTGAAAATCATCCCCAGCCAGATAGATACTGCAAACCGCCTCCGCCCCCAGCCCGAAAACTGGGAGGAGCTGGAGAGTCAGAAAGCCGATAAAGAAAAACGCCTCCAGGCTGTAGATGATCAGATCAGTGATCGTTCTAAGGCTACAGAGGCAGAGTATAAGCGTAAATCCGATATACAACAACAGATCGGACAGAAACGCATGGAACTCAACAAAGCAGAGAATGAGATCAGAACCACCGCCCTCTCTGGTATCAACCAGGCGAAAATGGATCTACAGAAACTCCAGTTTGATCTCTCCAATGCCCAGGCAGCACGATCCAATCTGGTAAAGAAACTCCAGGCTAAGGAGGATCAAATAACCCAGATGGTTAGCACCATAGCTGAAATGAAAACGGAATACATCCGTATTTTCAAAGAGGTTATGCCTCTGATCCCCAATGGTACATTTGTGTGCCCTACTTGCAACCGCCCTCTGGAGGCAGCCGATATTGAGGCTAAAAAGGCGGAACTGGAGGCGAATTTCAACAGTAATAAATCTCAACGCCTCAAAGCCAATGAGGAAAAGGGTAAAAAGCTCACAGATGAGCAAAACCAGCTTCAGAAAGAGGCTGATGAGATCCGAAACGCTATCAGTAAGACGGATGCTAACATTAAAGCCGTCAGTGCCCAGGTTGAGGCAAAGAAAGCCTCAATCCCAGAGGCTCCCAATGTGGATGCCATGATCCAGAATGATACCGTTTGCCAGGCTCTCCGCAATGAGATCTCCGAGCTGGAAAATCAGCTCACAATGAACGCTCAAACGGTGGATGTTTCCGATCTCTCAAAAGAGAAAGTGCAACTCCAGGGAGAGATCCGAGAACTGGAAAGATCTCTGCTAAAACGTGATGCTATCGAAAGAGCCGATAAGGAGATCAATGATCTGGAGGAAAAACGTATTGCCAACAATCAAGCTCTGGCAGATCTGGAGGGATGGGAGCTGATAGCCCTGGAATTTCAGAAAGCCAAAGATGCAAAGCTCCAGGAAAAGATTGATAGCCTTTTCACATACGTTTCTTTCTCTTTCATCAAAGAGCAACTGAACGGCAACGAGAATGTAACGTGCATTTGCACTGTCAATGGCACTCCCTATCCCGATGTTAATGCTGCTGGAAAGCTCAATGCTGGACTGGATATAATCAATGCCGTGTGCAAACACAAAGGCGTATCAGCTCCGATTTTCATTGACAACAGAGAGAGCGTAAACCAGATTATCCCAACAATCTCCCAGGTGATCAACCTCTGTGTTTCCCTGGATGCTAAAATAACCATACGATGATGGCACCGCAAACAACAACCGTAACGGCTGCAAACCAGGAACCAGCCAAGTTAAAGCCAGTTGATCTCCTCAAAAAGGCGATCAATGAGAAAGATGTGCAACAGCAGATCCAGGATGCCCTGGGGAAAAACGCTGGCTCATTCATAACCTCTGTGTTGGAACTCTTTGGAGGTGATTCCAAGCTCCAGAAATGCGAACCTAAACGTGTGATCTGGGAGTGCCTTAAAGCTGCTTCCCTCCGCCTCCCTATAAGCAAGGCTCTGGGTTTCGCTTTCGTGATCGCCTACAAATCCAGACAGAAATTTACCGTACAAAATCCCGATGGATCATATCGTGAGGTGTGGGATGATGTCTATTCGCCCACTTTCCAGATAGGCTACAAAGGTCTGATCCAGTTGGCTATGCGTACTGGTCAATATCGCACGATCAATGCCGATGTGGTCTATGAGGGAGAGCTGCGAAAAGGCTCAAAGCTCACTGGGATATACGACTTTGACGGAGAGAAAAAATCCGATAAGGTGATAGGATATTTCTGCTACTTTGAGTTGCTGAACGGCTTTTCAAAAACCCTCTATATGTCGGTTGAGGCGATGGCTGCTCATGCAAAGCAATACTCAAAGGCACTCTCTGGAAAAGATATAACTGTGGAAAGTCTGCTCAACCTGGCAAATCTGCCTATGGTTGCCGATAGCAAAACTCTGGGCTGGCTGGGCAACTTTCATGGCATGGCGATCAAAACCACTATCCGCAATTTACTTAGTAAATACGGCTATCTCTCTGTGGAAATGGAAAAGGCATTTAACTATGAGGCAGAGAGCGATGAGAGAGCAATGGAGATAGATACTGATCACCAGCTCCCAACCTCCAGCGTGGGTATGGAAAGCAATGTGATTGATCTGGAAACCACCTCCTTTGAGGATCTTTCCCAGGGGAATACTCCCCAGGTGGCAAATCCCCAAAGCGATGATGATGTAGTTGTACCCTACTAATTGACGTGATATGAAACTGGTTGTGTTAGGTAGCTCCTCCAGCGGTAACTGCTATGTGTTGGATGCTGGCGATGAGGCATTGATTCTGGAGGCTGGGATCCGACTGAATGAGGTAAAAAAGGTTTTAGGATTCAACATCCGCAAGGTTGTGGGCTGCCTAATCACACACCAGCACGGAGATCACGCAAAGTACATTAAGGGCATGGTTGAAATGGGTTTTACCACTCTGGCTCTCCCAGAGGTTTGGACTGCAAAAGAGGTCTGGGGATCTCGCTCCGTTGCAATAGCTCCTGGTAAGGGCTACAAACTGGGAAATTTTAAGATTATTCCCTTTCCAGCTTTCCATGATGTGCCGTGCGTGGGCTACATGATAAATCACCCCCAGAGTGGTAATATCATGTTTCTTACCGATAGCTATGTGTGTGAATACAAGTTTCGCAATCTCAATCATGTGCTGATAGAGTGCAACTATGCCGATAACGCCTTATACCAGGCGATCAGAGAGGGGCGTACATTGCCCTCCCAGAGGGAGCGGTTGCTAACCTCACACATGGAGTTGGAAACTTGCAAAGAGTATCTGAAAAGTTCTGACCTATCCCAGGTAAAAAATATCGTTCTGCTCCATCTCTCTAAGGATAATGGCGATGAGCCGTTGTTTGTGTCGGAGATTGAGAGAGCGACTGGGAAAGAGGTATATGCTGGCAAACGTGGTCTAACTGTAAATCTGGATCGTATCTAATGGCAAACAAAGCCCTCATAGAAAAAAGGAAAGGTTTGTTCAATCTCAAACCTCTTTACGACTGGTTCAACAATGCCCTGGATGGGTTTTATCGGATTGAGATCAAGAGGATCCGAAAGCCCAGAAGCAATGATCAGAATGGTTGGCTATGGGGTTGCATCTATCCAATGATGCTGGATGCCCTCCTGGAGGCTGGATGGGAGTTTGTGAGTGTGGAGCAAGTTCACGAATTTTTCAAGGCTCGGATAACTGCTGATAAGGTAGTGAACAAACACACTGGAGAGATCATAGAGTTCCCTGGATCTACTGCCACTATGGACACCGTAACATTCTCAACATACTGTGAAAAGTTGAGGGAATATGGCAGAGAGTATCTGGGTATTGAAATCCCCGATCCCAATAAATACTGGAGGATAAATGATAAGCGTACCAGATAATTTGATCCATGAGTTAGCCAGGCATTTGCCAATGATTCTGGAGAATATGCCGAAAGCTCCAAGTAACAAGCTAAGGTTATTAAATGCAATAAGAGTTACCAAACAAAATATCAACAAATTAAAAAAGTTAAGCGATGAGCGAAAACAAAAAAGTGGAGATATACGAAAGTAATCTCAATGCTGCCTATAAGGTAGCAAACGAAAATGGCGGTGACGAGCGTATGATCCGCCTCCTTGATGCCCTTACTGGCAAGACTGCAACAGAGGACAATTGCCCCAAACCCTCCCTGGATGATTACAAGACGATCCAGAGCTATGAGGATGCTTGTGAGGCTCTGGGAGAAAATCCTATCCTTTCGGAGGATAGGGAAAAGGCTCTGTGTGCTAAATTCCTTGATCACTGGGATTATCGCCAGGATATGCCTAAACATATCATTGCGCTGATGAAGCTGGAAACCATTAGCCGTGCTCTCTGGGGGCGTAATTTCCAGCCTAAACCCGATGGCAAAGGCTCCCAGATCCTCTGGTACCCCTGGTTTGCCCTCTATACCCAGGAGGAGGTGAATGGCATGGATGAAGATCGTAGGGGTGCCCTGCTCGCTGCTGGTGCGAATGATGGTGCGCTTGCGGGTTTCGGTTCTCTGGATTCGGGTAATCGCTCCTCGTTTGCGACTGCGAACTTTGGGTTCCGCTTGTGCCAGGAAACGAAGGAGAAAGCAGAGTATTTCGGCAAAAAGTTTATCAAGCTCTGGGCTGAATACCACCAGTTCAATTTCATTGTTGGTGATCACCTCAAATAAAAATGGCTATGTGGACTAACATTTTTTACGGTGTTGTGGCTCTGGCTCTGGTGTTTCAGATCGTGCTCCTATTCCTGGGGGAAAAGATCCACGGCAAGCTCAAAACCCAGGGCAACTACTCCCTACTGGGGATCGTGTGCAACACCCTTACTGCTGCTACTGTAGTGGTGTTTTTCGGAGGTGTTTTCAGCACTCAATCAGCTCTCTTTATATTTCTCCTTTTCAACATATTTCTGGGGAAATGGATGGGCTGGAGGACACTAACCAAACGGATCATAACAATAATGGTTCTGGCATTTGTGCTGATAAACAAATACCAGTTGCATATCAACTTTTACAAACAAATTTATAATCTCTTTACGCAATGGTAGATGAAATTATGTGCTTGGATCTCCCAGTAGAGGAGAGGGAGCAAGTAATGAGGGATAACTGCGATCAGATTCTGGAGCGGAGTTATACCAACAAGTTTGACCAGGATGCGATCAACGCTCGGAGGGCAGAATATGCCAATGTAGGCATCCAGGTTGCAGAGCTTGAAAAACAGCTTGCAGAGATCCGTGCCGAATACAAAGGTAAGATCAAGCCCCTCGTTGAGCGGATGAGTGGAATCCTGGAGGAGATCAAATCTGGTGGCGAATGGGTTACAACCGATGTTTTCCTTTTCAAGGACTTTGAAAGCGGTATGGCTGCAATCTATGCCCCCGATGGGCACCTCCTGGAGAAACGCCCTCTTACACCTGGTGAAAAACAGCCTACAATCATGTCGGCAATCAGAAATTTCCGTACTGGTACGGATGATTAACAAACCTTAAACAATTTCAAAGATGGAAGATCAGAACAAAGAGATCGTTGTCAATATCGGCAACTATGACGGTGAGAAACCTATTGAGGTTATCTATCGCAATGGGGAGGCAGCCCCCCAGCCAGCTCCTCTGGCAACAAAGGCTCCAGAGAGCATCAATGTTGAGGGCGTGATCTCAACACCTCTGGATTGGTTGGAAAAGCGTGTTGGTACAATAGACCAGCTCACAGCCAATATCAAGGTAGATCGTGAAAATATGAAAATCACCCTCACTGTGAATGAGCGTGATTTCTACACCAAATCAAAGATCGTGGGCACGGTTGCTTTCACAGACACCTACACACGCTTTGGCATCAACGATGGCACTATAGGATGGCTCCCAGCCAAACTGGGGCAGTTCCTCCGCCTCAATCGTGGCGTGTTTACCGATCGCCAGGAGTGCATGACTCTGGTTTCAAAGCTCAAAAATTTCACCGCTAAGGCAAAGGCGGAGATCCAGAAACAGCGTGATCCCTCTGGCTCTACAGCCGATGTTTACCGCCAGGAGGTAGAAAGCAACCTCCCCAAGAGTTTCACAGTGAACGTGGCGATATTCAAGGGGACTGCAAAGGAGGCTATTGAGGTGGAGTTTGATCACTACCTCAAAGATGGAGAGGTTTTCCTACAGCTCGTTTCCCCTGGAGCCAATGAGCTTACCGAAAGCTACCGTGATCAGTGCATTGATACCGTGCTGAATAAGATCCGTGAAATCGCACCAGATATTGCTATTCTGGAGGTATAACAATCTCATGGCTCGTAAACGTCAAATCCCACTAATGCCCTTTGACACCTTGGCATGGCTCTCCATGCCAGGTGTGAGGGGGCTATCTCCAGAGATCAGATCTCTCTGGGTTGATCTGCTATGCCTAATGTGGGGGAGCGTTGAGCGAGGAGCGTTGCTAAAGCCTAACGGAGATCCATACTCCAGGAGCGAAATAAACCGCCTCCTGGCGATAAATGATGATGGAGTGATAGGAACCCTCATTGATGCTGGATTGTGTGCATGGCGTGATGATGGTGCTCTTATAAGTAGGCAGATTATCCGAGGAGAGGAGATCAGAGCTAAACGGAGAGAGGCTGGGCTGAAAGGCGGAAACGCCACCAAAGCAAAGATGTTATCCGTTGAGGAGCCGAAAGTGAAACCTCCGAAAGTGGAGCCACCAAAGAAACCAGATGTGGATCCAGTCTTACCTCTGATAGCTGATGATCCTCCCCAGGGGGAAACACCGCCACCTCTCACAGAAAAGGAAAAGGCAGCAGCAGAGAAAAAGAAAAAGTATAAATACAGCGATTTTGTAACCCTAACACATGATGAGTATGCCAAACTGGTTGCAGAGTTTGGAGAGGATGCCGTTAAGGACATGATTGATATTCTAAACAACTGGAAAGGATCAAATGGAAAGAAAACAAAGAGTGATTATTTCACCATACGAAAATGGGTTATAAACGCATATTACGAACAACAGCAACGAAATGGAGTTTATCCACGGCAACATATCGCAACAGCTAACCCAGGAGGAGGCTCTGCGAATAATAAGGGATGCCCAGGCGCAACGCTACCAGCTAACCAAAGAGAAGGAGGCGGCAGCAACGATGAGGCACAGAAAGACTATTCTGAAAGGTTTTAAGTATGATCTTTCAGACCCAGAGGAATATGCCAGACACAGAAGCCTGGTTATGGCGATCGCCAATAATCTCATGCTAAGAGAGCTGGGCACATTCCAGGTTGATGAGCACAATCGAAAAGTGCTCAAATTCTTACTCCTCTATTTCAATGGATGTGCATTGGCAGAGGATGTTTTCCCAGAGGAGGATTATAAGATCCACAAAAATATCCTCCTCATAGGGGAGCCTGGAACTGGGAAAACGCTCCTTATGCAGATCTTTGCGGATTATCTCCGTGAAATTGGTAATGAGATGGTGTTTAGGAATATCAGTGCAACCCAGTTGATGAACTTTCACAAGGTGAATGGGCATATCAACAAATACACCTACAACGAAACAGATAAGGTGGAAACCTATGATGGCTGCAATCCGCTACATATCTGCCTCAATGATCTGGGATTGCAAACAGAGAACCAGAAAAGTTTTGGCACGATGCTAAATCAAGTGATGGATGAGTTTCTGTTTGCCAGGTATGAGATCTACCAGCAGTACCAGAAACGCTTTCATATCACCTCCAACCTAACGGTTAAGGATCTCAAAAGTAGGTTTGAAAAGCGTTTGGTTGATCGTTTCAAATCGTTTAACGTAATTGAGCTGCGTGGAGGCAGTAGGAGAAAATGACACCAGTAGATTGGAATAAGCTCCGAGATTGGGCACATAAAACATCCGTGGAGCATGGTTTCTATGAGGATAAGCCCAGCAACATCCATTTCCTCTGTCTGATCATTTCAGAGCTGATGGAGGCGGTTGAGGCTGATAGGAAAAACCATAGGGCGAAAACCCACTCCGAGGATTGGAAAAGGTATGGAATTTTCTCTGATCAGACTTTCCACCCTGGCAACATCTATTTCAAAGAAAACTTTGAGGTGCAAATCAAAAACACCCTGGAGGATGAGCTGGCAGATGTTGTAATCCGCTGTCTGGATATGGCTGGAGCCAATAAGATTGAATTGCCGTATGGCACTCCTCCAGCGATCATAAACCAAGGCAACACGTTCACCGAGAAAATCTGGTTTGTTGTGAGTACCCTGGTGGATAGACGTGCAACCCTCACAGCAAAGCTCCACACTACCATAGGGCACTGTTTCCAGCTTGCAAGGGAGTATAACATTGATCTGGTATGGCATATAAAGAAAAAGATGGCATACAATTCTCTCCGCTCTCCCAAACATGGAAAGCGTTATTGATACCAAAAGTGTGTTTGTCGAACAATCTAACAACAGAATAATGACTAAGAAAGTAGCAAAAAAGAAAGTGATCCTCACTCTCTGTAAGGTGTTTCCAGTAACACACCAGAGAGCAAAACAGCCCACTGGTTTTGAGGAAAAACTGAATTGTGGGGAAAAGATCCACACGATCAGAGGCAACAACAAAGGCGTGTGGGATAGTCGCTATGCCGATATAGCCTCTGGTGGTAAGTATCTCTCTATCCGTGAATGGGAGGGCAGACCGTATAACTCCCAGCAGAGGGAGATCGCTAGGCGTGATCAGATCGGAATGCAAAAAATCACCATGACCTATGGCTCCGATGATGCCATACCCCAGGCATGGGTTGATGGTCGAGAGGTGCCAGTGGAGGCTCTGGCTAAAAACGATGGGCTTTCAGTAGAGGACTTTGTGAATTGGTTTTTTGGCAGCGTTCACGAGGGTAATGTATTTGAGGGCGTAGTAATTCATTTCACAAACTTTCGTTACTAATGGAAATTAAAGGGAAAGTACATTGTTTCTTTGAGCAATCGGGAACATTCAAAAACGAGTTTATTAAACTTGGGATCCCAGCCGAAGATTACGACATTCAAAATAATTTTGGCGAAACAGATCATACGGATGATTTGTTCGCTGAGATTGAAAAAGCCTATGATGGAAAACCCAGCTTGTTTGATGGCATTTCTAAAGATGATTTGGTTATGGCTTTCTTTCCGTGTATCTATTTCTCTTGTGTTAGTCAAATGTTATTTGGATGGAACGCAAAGAATTATAGAAAACTTGATACTAAATCAAAGTCGAATGAAATAATCAAAAGAGCAAACAATCGTTTGACTTTCTATGTGCTACTAATCAAGCTGTATTCTTTAGCGGAGATAATGGGTTTTCGATTGATCATTGAAAATCCCTGGTCTATGCAAACATACTTAAAGGCTAATTTTGTTAAACAGCCCTCTTTAATAGATAATAATCGAATGATGAGAGGAGATTTCTTTGTCAAACCCACAGCTTATTGGTTTGTAAATTGCGAACCAACCAACGGACAAACATATCAATTTGACAAAGAAAAGAAAAGTATAATTCATGCAAAGAAAGGAGCTAAGGCAGGTATCTGTAGCGAGGAACGGTCAATGATAAGCCCCGATTATGCGAGGAATTTTATATGTGATTTCATTCTTGGGAAAACTCAAGAAAAAAACGAAACAACATTATTTGATAATTTTTTTGAATTTGAATAGATCATTTGTTAATGAAAACAAACGCTACAAAAAGAACGGATATATTCCTCATTGATCCCCGAAATATCGTGGTGATGGATGGTTTCAATGTGCGAATTGATTTTGATCTAGATGAGCTTAAAGAGCAGATCAAGGCTGCTGGAGTACTCAATCCTATAACTGTTATTCCTTTCAAGGATGAGGATGGAAATGAGAGATACAAGCTGGTGGATGGTGAAAGGCGTTACCGTGCTACTATGCTGGCTATAGAGGAGGGTGCAAACATCCCCTTTATCAAGGCTCTCAAAGCTCCGAAAGATAGCACCCCAGAACAACTCTATATAGAACAGATGATGCGAAATGAGGGCAAGCGTTTCACTGAATACGAATGTGCAATCATGTTTCGCAGATTCAAGGAGGAGTTTGGCTATAGCCAGGTGCAAATAGCCGATAAGTTTAAGAAATCGCCAGCGTTTGTGAGCAAATGTCTCTCTCTGCTGGATCTCCCCAAATACCTCCAGGATCAGATCATATCTGGCACCCTTTCCACAAAGGCAGCCAGGGAGATCGGCAACAGCTATGAAACTCCAGGTGCCCAGGTGAGGGCTGCAAAGAGAGCCGTTGCAGAAGCCCAGGAGCAAGGAAAATCCACCGCCACAAATAAGGAGGTTGGCGGATCTCTCAAAGATATGAGGGAGGCAAAAGCGATCTCCGAGGCTCTAAGAAAGGTGTGGGCTTATATGGATGGAGAGAATCTGGTGGATATTGACCGCCTGGCAACGCTCCTGGATCAGAGAGGGAGCCTACATAGAGCCATGAGGGAATACAAGAAAGGAGGTGCAAAATGAGCGACAAATACGGTGTAATCAACATACCCCAGTGGATGATAGATGCCACTCCGATGCCCAGGCTCCCCAGAAAGCAGAAAAAGCGGATCATTAAGACCGCTGGGAGGGAAAACTATAGATTGATCCTCCAGCACATGAGAAAAGTTTATGCCATGTTTGGCTATCGTAAATTCAACATAAAAGAGTTAAAATGAAAGCGTTATTCTTTGACCTGGAAACTACTGGCACATATCCAGGAAAGCATGGGATCCACCAGATGAGCGGAATGATCGTGATTGATGGTGTGATCAAGGAGAAATTTGATTATAAAGTAAGACCCAATCCGAAAGCGGAGATCCTGGATGAGGCTCTGGCTGTGGCTGGTGTAACCAGGGAGCAAATTCTGGCTTACCCTCCTATGGAGGAGATCTACCGTCAGTTTGTGGATCTGCTGGCAAAGTATGTGGATCGCTACAACAAAAAGGATAAGTTTTTCCTGGTTGGCTACAACAACGCCAGTTTTGATAATCAGTTTCTCCGAGGCTGGTTTCTCCAGAATGATGATCAATACTTTGGCTCCTGGTTTTGGAGCAATAGTGCCGATGTGATGGTGCTGGCTACACCGTATCTGGCTGAAAAACGATCAGAAATGAAAGACTTTAAGCAAGGCACCGTTGCAAAGGCTCTGGGGATCCAGGTGGATGATACCAAGCTCCATGATGCCCTCTATGACATAGAGATCTGCAAAGCGATCTTTGACATTGTTTCACCCTACAAGTTATAAACTCATGGAAAAAGAAAAAGATGTGCCCACCGTTGAGGTGGCTGTGGAAAAAGCTCCACGAAAAAGGGTTGTTTTCTCTCCCTACTGGGAAAAGAGAAAGAGAAAGCTGAAAAAGGAGTTTATCCAGAAGCTCCAGGATTCGGCAAACAGTGAGGTGATCGCCTCTGATGAGTATGGGGAGTATCGTGCTGGCTCATTCCTCCATAAGGCTGCAATCGTAACCGTTCAGAGAGAAAACGGATTGTGGAGCCTCCATGTGATGAGTGAGGAGTTTATTTCCTCCGTACTGGTTGAGGAGATCCGTTATAAGTATCTCCCCGATGATCTGTTGATGGCGCAACTCTATGGCACCAGGAAAGAGGCAAACCAGCTCAAAGGTGTTGTGCTCTATGAGATCCCCAAACATATCAAGGAGGCGGAATGATCTATATCGGTATTGATACTGGTACTAACACTGGGATTGCTGTATGGGATAACCGCCAGCGATCCTTTGTTAGTGTCGGTTGTGTGGCGATCCACAAGGCTATGAGGATCGTTGAGGAGTATGCCCAGAAAGCTCTGGATGCTGGCACCAGGTGTATTGTGAGGGTTGAGGATCCGAGGCAGCGCACCTGGTATGAGCCAATGACCAGGGAGGCGGAGCGGAAAAAACTGCAAGGCGTTGGCTCTGTCAAACGTGATGCCTCTATCTGGGAGGACTACCTATCCGATCTGGGAGTAGAGTTTGAAATGGTGGCTCCGAAAAGGAATGTTACCAAGCTATCCCAGGATCGTTTCAGAGTTATGACTGGCTGGCAGAATCGGACAAATGAACATGGCAGAGATGCTGCTATGTTAGTTTTCGGGTTTTGAGAGAATTTTCTGCTTAAAATGTGTTCAACAAACACATTTATTTTGTATCTTTGCAACATACATTAACCGAGTAAATTTTTCACAATGGATATACTGATTATTACTGTTTCTCTCTTTCTGATCCTCATGGTGTTATTTGTGCTGGGAGGGTTAAGGGAAACTCTGGGGGATCATATTGTAAAAATCCTCCCCAGGAACCACTCCCAAAAGGGAGATCAAGTAGATATTTTCCTCAATGGAAAGTATAACAGAACGGCAACGATCTCCAGGATTAGTGCCGATAAGGTGTATATCTACGGCTCAATAGGACTGCCTCTGGACTACAGAGGTCGCTTTTATGCCGTGGGCTTTGATGTGAATGATGGGAGCCGTCTGATTTACCTGGGAAACAGAAAGCATTATCGCTTTGTGCGTGTGGCGGAGATCATACGCAAGGCGTTTGCTGTGATGGATGAGGTGGATAACATGAAGATGGCACCAGTTGATACGGTTGATGAGATCAAGGATAGCCAGGAAAGCGAGGTGAGCGATGATAAGTGAGCCTCTGGAATGGCGTAAGGTTACGGATCTCCATAATCTGCCAGAGAACCCCAGGAGTATCACTCCCAAAGGGATGAAACGCCTGGTGGAATCTATAAAGATCAACGGTTTCTATGAGCATAGACCTCTGGCGATCGTTGAGCGTGATGGGCTTTTGGTTGTACTGGATGGCAACCAAAGGCTCAAAGCTGCAAAAAAACTAAAGCTGAAAGAGGTGCCAACCGTGCTCTACATTGATACAACTCCAGAGGATGAGAGGGAAATTATCCTCCGAGGGAATATAAATAACGGAGAATGGGATCAGAACATTCTCAACACGGAGGATCTTTTCAAAGATGTGGATTATGATGCCATAGGACTTGTGATCCCAGATCTTTCCCTGGAGGAGGAAAAGCCGAAAAAGAGCAAGGCTAAGGCTCCGAAACAAGAGGATGGTCTGGAGGATCCAGATGATGATCCAGCGGATGATGAAAGCGAGGATGAGGATCCCGATGATGAAGCTGATGAGAAAGAGGCTTTCTATCGCTCAATGTTTAAGGATGTGCTATATCCGAGCGATAATATCTTTGAGATCCCCACTCTGTTACTGGAGGAGCAAGCTGGAAACCTGGAGCTGCCTCTATCTCCCTGGGGAGCAAACAGCCGATTGAGAAAGGATGTAACAACGTATCATTTCTACGTTGATGATTATCGTTTTGAGGCTCTTTTTAAGGATCCGATCAAGTTGCTCACAAGTGGATGCAAGGCGGTTGTTGAGCCTAATTGTAGCTGCCATGATCAAACCCCTATCGCCTGGGGTATTCAGTTGATCTATAAGAAACGCTGGCTTTGCCGATACCTCCAGGAGTGCGGTATCAAAGTTTATGCTGATCTCAATGTTTCCCACAAATTCATTGAATACAATAAAATGGGGATCCCCAAAGGATATAACGCCTTTTTTACCCGTGGGCTGGATGGGTGGATGGAGAGCTTAAAATCCGATCTCCAGGTAGCCCAGGAGATCTCTGGACTTGAAAGACCTAATCTGATCGTGTATGGCGGTGGAGATGAGATCCAGGAGTTCTGTAGGAAACATGGGCTGCTGTATGTAACTGATTTTATAAACGCCAAAAAGAAATAACATGGGCAGAAATTCTGGCGGAGTTGTGAATGTGTCTGGTGGTGGTGCCAATGCTGGCATTGTCGCTAAGGCTGTGAAAAATTCACGCTCCATATCAACGATAAATGACCGATCGGTAGCAAAAGAACTGCAACAAGGCATTTCCCGATTTCATGCTGTGCTGGGTGTGAGGGAGAGGAGTGTAAGGATCGCTGATCTCTCTGGCATGAATGCACTGGGTGTAACCTATATCGGAGGAGAGGGCAAGAGTGCTGGTATTCTCCTCAATGAGAAATTCTTTGATCGCAAACGAAAGGCTATCATATCCGATGTGAGAACCAAGCACTACGATACTGGTTTCAAAAACCGAACAAACGCACCTCTCCAGCACACGATCACACATGAGCTGGCACACGCAACCTGGAATGCTCACATGAGTAGTGCCAATGCCAGGGGTGCTAAGAAAGAGATCACCCAGCTCTATCACCGATGGCTGGGAGATAAAAAGAAAAAGGGCTATGGCTCTTATGGTGCTACAAACGTAAGTGAGTTTTGGGCGGAGGCTGTAACCAAAGCTGTGCATGGCAAGTCAGACCGCTACACCAAAAGAGTGATCAACATAGCACGAAAGTATAAGCTATAATCGTTAAATTTGTAAATTATTCATAGAAAGTAAAGTATTATGAAAAAGATCGAACTATCTGCTGATGAGATCCAGGTGATCCATGAGCAATTAAACGGAGAGTTTGGGGCGTTTACAGCAACCCCCAGACAACAGCAGCTCATTATGGGCGTAACAGATAAGGCAGTTGCTCTGGCAGATGAGCTGAATGCCTTTGATGATGTGGGTGAGGATCTGATCGCCTGGTATTATAACAAGTACCAGGAGCAAGAGAAAGAGAATGCCCAGAACGCCCAGTAATACGTTCACCAGGTAAAGAGGATCAGACGGTGAAACGCTGTCTGATTTTCTTTACCTATAAAGTGTGTTTGACAAACACGTTACTACGGAGATACAACGAAAAATGGCAAAGAAATTATTTCAACCTGGAAATAAGATTGGCAACCGCTTTTCCTCCGACAATCAACCAGAGAATAGGAGGAAACCAAAGATCTACACCGTACTGAAAAAGCGGTATGGGATAGATCTGGCAGCCAATGGCGATTTCTCCCAGGGGCAGATCCAGGATTTGCTCCAGGCGTTGCTCTGTGTAGATATACGCCAAGCCACTGCCCTAAGCGTTGAGCTAAACCAGGATCTCCAGGAGATAGTTAAGAAGATCAAGAATGGGGAGCCGATCCCTAAGCTGAAAAAGGATGAGGTGATAAGCCAGGTGTTTATTGTCCTCTCCCAGGCGATAAGCCGTGAATCAGCAAAGGGTGAAAGCTCAACTATCCGCTGGATAATTGAGTATCTGTTTGGCAAAGCAACCCAGCCGATCGAAAGTGAGATTAATGCCCAGGTAACAAGCAACGATGTTGATCTATCAGCTCTTTCTGTGGAGGAGCTGATGCAATACAACACGCTCCTGGAAAAGATCAAGGCTGGCAATAATGGCTAACAAAGCGGTATCAGTGCCGATGGCACTTGCAGTCAAGATGGAATTGTGGAGGCGTGGATGCTTCGATTTCATCACCACCAGAGATGGCAAGAAACATGAAAAGCAATCTCTGGCTCTCCAGATATTGACCGATTCAGATCATGTGGAGATCCTTTATGGTGGTGCTGCTGGTGGTGCTAAATCGTGGACTGGTGCCGTTTGGTTGCTTTTTATGTGCCTCTGTTATGCTGGTACTAAATGGTTTGTTGGTCGTGCCGAGCTAAAGAGGATCACCCAATCAACCTATATCACGTTCAAGCGAGTTGCAAAGATGTATGGTGTGCCAGATGATCTCTGGAAATACAATGGGCAACTGAATTACATTGAGTTTTGGAATGGCTCCAGGATTGACTTTCTGGATCTCCAGTTTAAGCCAGGTGATCCGCTCTATGAGCGTTATGGCTCCATTGAGTTTACTGGTGGCTGGATTGAGGAGGGCGGTGAGGTTAATTTCGGTGCCTATGATACTCTAAAAACTCGTGTGGGTCGCTGCCTTAATGCAGAGCTGGGATTGAAACGAAAGCTCTTTATCACTTGTAACCCCAAAAAGAACTGGATGTATGATACTTTCTACAAGCCCTGGAAAACTGGGGTGCTCCTGGAGTATCGCTACTATGTTGCGTGTCTGGTGCAAGAAAACCCCTTTATAGATCCAGACTACATAGAGGGTCTGCGATCAACCTCTGATAAGGTTAAGTTTGAGCGACTGTTTAAGGGTAACTGGGATTACGATGATAACCCCAATGCCCTATGCTCCTATGATGCTATATGTGCTATATTCGGCAATAAGATCTCCGTGCGTACTGGTAAACACTATATCACTGGAGATATTGCACGTTTCGGAGCGGACTATGCGAGGCTGGCGGTCTGGGATGGGTGGACTATCATTGAAAAGATCAGTTTCCCCACCAGCACAACCACCGAGATTCAAACCTGGATTATCAACAAACAGAAAAAGTATAGGATCCCTAACTATCGCTGTATTGTGGATGAGGATGGCGTTGGAGGTGGCGTGGTTGATAATTGCGAGATCCAGGGCTTTGTAAACAACTCTGTTGCTCTGGCTGGAGAGAATTACAGAAACCTCCAGGCTCAATGTGGCTACAAGCTGGCGGAGCATATAAACGCCAATGAGGTAGGTATGGAGGAGGATATTGTAAGCCAGGCGGAGAGAGAGGAGATCGTGCGTGAGCTGGAACAACTGCAAACCTGGAAAGGTGATAGTGATGGAAAGCTCCAGCTAAAGCCGAAAGAGGAGATCAAAAACGATATAGGGCACTCCCCAGACTGGAGGGATCTGTTTCTTATGCGATCCTGGTTTGATTACAATGAGGTGGAGATCCCCGACAATATAGAGCAAATTTTAGGTTTAACTTGAAAATAAACTGATATGGGTTTAATCAACGCAATTCAAAACGAGATCAAGGCTGCTGTGGGCTATCAACAGTCTTTTGCCGAGCTGCTTGCATCCAGGGATGTAACCAGGGCACTATCTATGATGCGTGATCGCTCTGAATCCGCTGCCAAATTCCGCAAGGAATATGAGATCAACACTCATAAGGTGATGGAGCGTGAGGATCGTGCTGTGTACGACAAAAAGGGCAATTTCCTCCGCTGGAGCAAGCGCAACAAAATTCCTATCCCTTACCAACCTTTCATCAATGAGATCGCCCTGGTTTTCCTCTATGGCAGACCAGTGAAATGGAGCCAGGGATCCGAGGGCACCGATGATGCTTTCTCCTATTACCAGAACCTCATGGGGGAGATCCGTTTCAACTCTATTATTAGGGAGGCGAAACGTGCTGCTGGAGCGGAGGGTGTATCTGCGATCCTCTATCATTGCTATAAGGATGAAGATAACAACCCCAGGCTCCTCCTCAATCTCCTTTCCCACGAAAACGGAGATACGATCTACATCGTCAAAGACCAGTACAAGCGTTTGACCTCATTTGCCTGGGGCTACTATCTTACCGAGGCTGGCAATCGCACCGTGTATCATGTGGATATTTACACCGCTGATACAATCTATCGTGCCAAGCGTGAAAGTGTGGGATGGGAGGTGCTGGTTATGCCCAACCCAGTAGGCAAAATCCCAGTGTTGCTCTTTGAGCAAGTTCCAGAGCACTCCAGCGTTCAACCTCTGATCGAAAAGATAGAGGATAGTGAAAGCACCGAGGCTGATGTGATTGATCGCTTTGCCAACCCAGCGATGGTGGCAACAGCGGAGATCCTTAATTCTCTGCCTAAAGCGGAGGATGAGGCAAAGCTGTATATCCTCAAAAACGGTGGCGATGTGCGTTACCTTACATGGGATCAAGCGAGCGAAAGCAAGCGCAACCAGTTTGAACGTCTGGATAAACATATCCTCTCCAAGTCGTTCACTCCCAACATAGATTTTGATAACATGAAAAGCCTGGGCAACCTATCGGCTAAGGCTATCCGCAAAATCATGTTGCTTGCAGTCATCAAGGCGGAGCGACACAAGGAGAAACACGATGGCTACATGAATCGCCACGCCTCCATTATGAAAGCCATAATGGGGAATGTGCTGGACTATCGCAACAAGGCTCAATATGATGCCCTGGTGTTGCGCCATGAGTTCCAGGAACCGTTTGGTGATGATGTGAGTGAAATGCTTGCCGATCTCTCCAAGCAGTACAATGATGGAGCGTTGAGCCGTGAAACCTACCTGGAAATGTCTTATCTGGTTAAGGATGTTAAGGCTGAAATGGATCGTATTAAGCAAGAGGAGGCGGAGCGAATGGCTCAACAACTGGAGCAACAGAGAGAGCTGAATAAAATGGATGCTTTTGGGGAGGCTGAATGATGGCAAAGAAAGTAACACCGAGCAAACCCCAGCACTCTTGCCAGGATTGCAAACACGCTACCGACTTTCACAGCAAGGCTCTGGATGGGCACTGGATTTTATGCAAATGCTCTTTCCACAAGTATAGCAAGTTTCTGACCAGGGATCATTGTGAACATTTTAGCCATAAATGATTATGCCGAAATTGGACTTTAACCAGATGCAAAAGCAGCTATTCAAACGCACGGAGGGATATGCTGCCAAAGTTCGCTCTATATACCAGAGGATGCTCTCACAGATCATTGACCTGGTAAAAGATGTGGAACTGGAGGAGGGAAAGCCTTTCTCCTTTTCGGAGTATGGATTAAGCGATGAGGTGACACCGCTTTTCCGCTCAATGTATAGCAGCACCTACCAGGCGATCAAAGAGGGGATCGGCAAAGAGTGGCTGATGGCAAATGAGAATAACGATGCTCTGGTTAAAGCCATTTTCGGCAAAGGATCTATCGAGGATCACCACTTTGCCAAATTCTTCATGCGCAACATGGAGGCTATGGATGCTTTCTTTGCCAGGAAAACTGGTGATGAGGGGCTGGATCTATCTCAGAAAGTCTGGAGGTACACTGGTATGTATAAATCAGAGCTGGAAATGAGCCTGGATCTGGCTATCGGAGAGGGCACACCAGCAAACCAGTTAGCCTCAAAGATCAAAAAGTACCTCAATGATCCAGATCGCTTTTATAGGCGTTTTCGTGTCAAGATCGGTGAAAACGATGATGGCACTCCGATCTGGGGCTACAAGTGGAAACGGAGGGTATTTGACAGTGAAAGTGGTGGCTATAAGTGGATAGATGATAACCCCAAAAACTATCACCCAGGGAGGGGTGTTTATCGCTCCTCCTCCCGAAATGCCCAGAGGTTAGCCAGGACTGAAACCAACATTGCATATCGCACCGCTGATTATGACAGATGGCAGCAGCTCCCCTTTGTGATCGGTGTGGAGATCAAGTTGAGCAATAATCATCCAACGGAGGATATTTGTGATGATCTGAAAGGGATCTACCCAAAGGATTTCAAGTGGACTGGCTGGCACCCTAATTGCCGTTGCTACATGGTGCCAGTACTGGCAAACAAAGAGGATGTGAGCAATATGGTTGATAAGATCCTGGATGGAGAGGATCCTGGCACCGTTCACCCTGGAGGAGCCGTTGAGGAAATGCCCGATCAATTCCAGGACTGGATCAAAGCCAACGAGGAGAGATACAACCAGGCGGAGCAGAAAGGCACATTGCCCTATTTTATCAAGGATAACAAAAAGGCGGTGGAGCAAATATTAAAGCCTCCTACGCCAGAGGAGAAACACCACCAGGAATTAGTAGCCAAGTATGGGGAAAGTGCCGTGCAGAGCCTCTATGACGCTTACAAGGCGTTTCTGGATAAGATCTCAACTGGAGATCTGGATTATCAGATAAAGAAACTCAAATTTGAGGCTCAATGGGTAGCCGATAAAAACAAGTTTCCGACCTCTCCAGAAATGGTTAAGATGCTCAATACTCAACTGGCAAAGGTGGAGGCTCAAAAGGATCTCCAGTTGGCGATTGCTGATGCTAATACCGTTCTGGGATTCCAGAGCAAGAGTAAACCACTCAAAGAGATCCAGGCGGAGCTGGCTGATGCCATAAGCCAGGGAGCGACTGCAAACGAGATCCGAGCGATTACTGCCAGAGGTAACGCTAAGATCCTGGCGATTGAAAAGGCAAGGCTGGCGAAACTGGCTAAAACTGCTGGAGGTGATGGATCTGTGATTGATCTCTATGCTACAGCAGAGGAAAAGTTGGAGCTGGCAAGGCTCCTGGATGCTTACAATGCAGAAATGGCTGCCTCTGGTAGTCAGTGGGCGTATAATGTCAATGCTGCCTACATGAGGATGGCAGACTATAAGAAAGAGCTGGCTTTGAAATATCTCTCAAAGCAAGGGCGATTGGTTAAGCTCAATGGGGAAACCGTTGAGAGTGCCCAGAAAGCCCTGGAGGAGTATCTGGATGCTCCGCTCAATCATTCCGCTATGACACCAGTAGGAGGGCGTTTCCAGCTCACAGAATACTGTTACAATAAAACAGAGATCGCTGAATTTTCCAGGCTTACTGGTATTAGTGAGGATGAACTGGGATTGATCAACCGCTATAGCCGTGGATCCAAGTGGATCAATCGTTACAGTTATGGCGTTCCAGATCCCTCCTATGGGCGTGTTGTGGATTATGATGGGCTATGTCCTAAGTATATCCAGGCAACAAACGCTGTATTGGAAAAGCTGCCACGCTATGAGGGTACTGTTTTCTCTGGGATCTCGTTTGAGGAGGGTCTTCTATCAACCTATATAGCCGATATGCAGAAATGCCTATCCTCTGGCACTCCCTATGTGAATAAGGCTCTGATGAGTTCCACCACCAACATAGATAAAACCACCATGTTTGGTGATAACCTTATGCTGGTGATCAAGAGTAAAAAGGGAGCCAATATAAAGCCGATCTCCTATTATCCCAGTGAGGATGAGATTGTGTTTAGAGCTGGCTCCAGGTTCAAGGTACTCAAAGTGTACCAGGAAACTACTCAAAAGTATGGATTTGGTAGGGGCTGGGTTGTTGAGCTGGAGGAGCTATAAAAGAAACGGATCCAAACTGCCTATGCAATCTGGACCCGTTATTGTCTGGTGCTGTTGGTTATCGTTTACCAGTTTCAAACACCTTTCCCCAATCGGTTGTATCTCCATAAGGATTGGGGGCTTTACCAGGTAAATACTCCTGGATAAATTCCGCTTTCCATTGCTTGTATGCCTCTGCCAGGGATCGGCTTGTGTCGCACTGATCCAGGTAGGAGGCATGGAAATTTCTCTCATACTCCCAGAGGGAGGCTGCCAGAGGCATCTCTGTGTTTCCTATGTAGGGGTTTTGGGGTTCTCCTTTGTACCAGCGATAGTTTGAATAATCCTCCGTGATCCCAGAGAAAAATCCAGCGTTATTCCAATCTTTTGCCATATCAGATAGATGTTACTATGTTTATTCCTTTGAGGATGTATATACAACCCTCTTGCTGCTGCCAGGTGTATTTGTGCCTGGGATCCTGGATCTCTGAATTGAGATCGGCAACCAGAGCTTTAACTGCTTTGATCTTTTCCTCCATGATGATCCTGGCAACTATCTCTGGAGGAATGGTAAACGTGATTTTCATTTGTCTGGGAGCACGTTTTCATAGAAACGCTCTATCACATTACGCATATCCCTGGGGAGCCTGGAGAGAGTGGAAAGCCATATCTTCTCTGGTATATCCCAGATCGCCTCTGCCATTGCTCCAACGATAGCTCCTATTGTGTCGCTATCTCCACCAATGGCGATGGCTCTGCGTATCGCATCCTCAAATGAATCTGCGTAAAATAAAACCCAGAAACATACTGGTAGAGTGCCCTGGCACGTTTCATCAAATTTGCCGATCTCTGGGGCTTTCAGCTCCCAGCCTGGGTAATATCGTTGAGAGATCTCCATAAGCTCACTCCCTCTCATTCCGTGTCTGCCAGCCCAGATCATGTGAGCCACACAAACGGCTCCTTTTACACCCTCTGGATGGTTGTGGGTGATCATTGCAGTCTTTTCTGCCTCCTGGAGCACTTGTGAGAGATCATCAAATGCCCAGGCGATAGGGCTTACTCTCATAGCGGATCCATTCCCGAAACTGTTATAAGGCTCTGGGTGCTCTGACTGGATCCACTGGGCAAACCTACCTCCATAACCGCCTTTGGGATTGGGGTACTTTCTACACCAGCGTAAGAGATTAGCCATATAGCACGGATCTCCATCATTCCTGGTGATCCGTCTGTTAATTGCATCTGCTATTGCAATAGTGCAAATGGTATCATCAGTGAAAGTGCTCCCTGGAGAGAGCCAGGGAAAATCATAATCCTGGGTGTTGTGAAATTCGTATGGTGATCCCACAATATCACCTATTATCGCTCCGATCATCGTTGCCTCCTTTCTTTATGCCTCTGTTGGTTTCTTTTGAATGTAGTGTGCCCTTTCTGATAGTGGCACGTCTGCCAGTGTATTCCCCATCATTGAGGGTATTCCAGAGCGTTTCTCTGGCGATCCCTACCACATCCAGGGGGAGCACATCATATATGGCTGCCACGCTGCCAAAATAATAGTGTCGCTTTCCCTGGTATGGCTCATGGAGTTCAACGTGGATTACTTTCCTTTGCTGTTTCATACTAAATGCGTTTATCAGACACAAAGGTAACTATTATATTTAATATAACAAACCTTTGAGCCGTTTTATTTCTGCTTTTAGGTTCTCATTCTCTTTTTTGAGCCGTTCTATCTCCTCATGTGGTGTGGGTGAAGCGTTACAAGTGCATTGATCCAGATCTCCACTTACAGCAACCGCCATACAGCCAGGGATCAGCACACGCCCCACGCCACGCACACGGATATAATGGCATTTCTCACTCATTACAATCTTTAATTTTATGCGTCAAAGATTGAGATAGTATCAAGTATTCATTACTACATAATACAGCCTTACAAAGAGCATCGCCAAGTTTTTCGCCATCACACCAACTACACTCACATTGTTCACAGCGATTTGCTGGATTATCAGATATTTTGGCTATGTAAACCTCACTCTCTATTATAAGTCCATTTAATTTATTCATTGCTCCATCGGTGAATTATACTTTTCAATGCTGGTTAATCGTTGCCGAATAAACCAGAATAGATCACACTCTTTCCAGGTCTTACATACGATCCAGCGAAATGTTGGCACTGTTAGCCAGGTAGGATCTGGGGCAGCATCCTCAAAGGTGAAAACAGCATAATGATCAGCCCAGAGAATCCGCCATATTGCTAAAAGTTTACTCATTGCTTACCGATAGCTCGTTTAACATCCTCCCTCTGGGCATATTCTTTCTGGCGTTCCCTACATTCATCTACACTCTCCAGAAACTCCTCACTCATTTCAATGCCATACTCCAGGCACTCATCAAATATAATCAGATCCTCATGGCAGTTTGAGCAAACGCCATTATACATTTTGCATCCGCAATCTGGGCAATAACTCATAATAGTTGGTTTTACTTGAATATATTAAACTCTACACTCACAAACTTATCGGCTGGCAGATCCGCTCTGTCTATCTCCAGGAACTTAATTAGGCTATCTTTGAGATAGTATCTGCCAGGAGCCTCTTTCAGCATATCCAGGAGAAAATGAGCCTCTGATCTCTCCTGGGCGTTGTATCGCTTTCCGCTCATAAGACCTATTTTGTAGAGATCGCAATAACCCAGGGAGAGATTGATCATTGAGAAAGCACTGGCAAAGTCCACCACTGGCTCAATGCTGGCAAACGTCTTAAATCCCCAGTCATGCAGTCTTTTCATAGCGTGGAGCCGTTCAATGTTGGAGGAGGCACCAGGCTCCAGCTCATCATGCCCAGTAAGCGTGAAACCCCAGGCGATTGAGCCAGCGATCAATTTCAGAGCTTTCATTGACTGGTGATCCAGGAAATCAGCTCTCTTTGTTAAGATCTGAACTGGGATCCCTCTGGAGTTAGCGGTAAAGATCGCCTCCAGCGTGAGATCTCTGGTTTCCTGGAGCATTGGATCACTGGTGAACGTAAAGAACAATCCAGAGGCTTGCAGAGCCTCCAGGTTGGCATCTATCTCCCTGGTGAAAACCTCCAGGGCATGATCCCGATCCTTGAAACACTTTTTGAGCTGGGCTTTATCACTCCAGACCTTTGCCAGGAATCCCTTTTTGCAATAGCAATACTCGCAATCGTTGGAGCACCCAGTAAAGAAATTGCAAGCCCAGGCAGCATATTCCCCAGCCTTTCCGCTGGGGTTGTATATCGCGTTTCCGTTAAAGCGTTTTACTGATTTTTCCATATTTTATAATTCAAATAGTTTACCAAGCATTAGAGGCTCAATAGATGAAAACATTATCATGGAGATCTGATTGAATCTATAACCGAATTTCAAAAAACCTCTGTGGCATACATTGCCATATCTTACCAGTTGCTCTCTCTGCTTTTCGGTTATTCTTACCATCGGTTTTTGAGAGTACCCATCGTAATGTATTATATCTCCATGAATCTTTACCCAGCCTTTTTCCTCCAGCCAAACATCCGCATTGCAATCTACCTCATTGGGGATCACTCTGGCTTGTAAAAGGGCATCGGCTATCTGAATATGGAGCATATTTGCATATTCTCCATTAAGACCATAAAAATCCCCACTCGGAGATAACCAGCCAGCATCATAGTTATCAGTGATCTCCACTGGTTGAATAATGCCGTTGTTGAGCGTTTTCGCAATATCCCTTTCGCTCTGTAGGAAACGATCCAGCAAATCAAATCTGTAGTTACGTCTGGCGATCTCCTGCTTTACTGACTTATCATCAAACAAAAGGGTTGTAAGCTGGGTGTTAAGATCTCTCACCTGGTAAGGCATAACAAATCCATCGGGGATCTCTCCAGGATATGCCTTGCCCAGCCATTCAATAACAGCCATTTTCTTAAAAGCCATTTCAGAGAATTTGCGTACCCCATTGATCGTGGTTTTAATATTTGCCAGGATGTTATCCTCTGAACCATCCATAAACGGATCAATCAGATTCTCGCTATCACCATCATAGAAAAATCTTAATAGGCGATCATAAGAAACTGTGATCTTAAACTCTCCATCCGCATCTATAATGGCTTTTCGCAGATGATTGAGTGCATTGATCCACTCCTCCGCATCCTCTCTCATGTTTAGGATCTGTTGCCCAGCCCACTCCTCAATATAGAATGGAGGGTAAAGATCTTTCATGTCTGGGGTGTATTTGCTTACATTAACCGAAACTTTATCTTTGTCGGTGGTTATGATCAGCTCTCCAGAGAGGATCTTTAATGCTATATCTCTGGGGCACCCTACCAAACTATCCTGGATAGCTGATAGAGCTTTGTTAGGATTCAGATTCATTGTTAGGTGCTCTCTGGCTATCTTTACTATAACCCTGCCAAAATTTTCACCCAGTGTAAAATGAACTGTATGAGTTTTAGTTTCCATCATTTTCCGAATTGATTACAATTACTAAGTTACTCCCCTCTGGCATCCGAAAGGCCTTATTAAAGAGTTTCTGGCACCGTCTGGGAGGGTTGATGTATCGGTGGTGCATTTCATCAAACATGGTGCAATGCCCTTTCCCTGGGTTGGGAGATAGTCTGGAAGATCCACTGTTAAACCAGGGGCATGATCCGCAGCTCCCTGGTTTATCGTAGAATGTTGTGCCGTTTATGGTGATCATCGAACCTCTGAATTTTTACAGAGTACCACATCACCATCAATCCAATCCCAGGGGAAGATAGCACGGTGTTTCAGTGCCAGCTCGGTTGCAGTCTTGTTGGTTGTATAGCGATCTTTCCCATCCTCGTTGAGTACCAGGATCTCATCCTCCTGGTTGTTGAGGCATACCTCCTGGATATATCCATCCACATACTTTTGCAACTCCTCCAGGGAGAAATCCGTGCCGTTCTGGGGCTGGATCGTTTCTTTGGTTCCGTCTGCTTTGATTAGTGTTGCCATATTATTATCCTTTTAATCTGCTTATGAATTTGAGTTTTATTGTTACTGGTACCATCCGTGATAATCCAGATATTACCTCATTGGGGTTGGTGATCTGTAATAGGAGCATATCATCCTTTGATTCATCGCCCAGGTCATTCACGATAAAACAGTTTGGCGTTTCCCATACTCCAGATTGATCCGTTATTTCATTCCAAAGCTCATAACCTGGAGTGCCTTTTGCCAGATCGTGATTATACCACTTTAAGGCAGATTCAATGCTCTCTCTTATGTTTTGCTCCCAGCCAGAGGGTATGCCATCTGGGGAAAGTTCATAATCCAGGATTTTTGGATTGGTGATCTCCATGATCTGAATATCTATATTATTCACATATTTTTCCAGGATCGGGAGAAGATCTTTGGGGTCTATTGGGATGTTAATTGTGCGTTTGTTTTTGAATCCATCCACATAGCCAAAAAATACGGAGGATTCTTTGGAATCCCTGGAGTAGCACTTAATCGCTGTTATCGCGTTGTTGAGTTTGCCCCTGCCATCAAAGTAGCTCTGGAGATCCACAATCATTTCTTTATCCATTGGTGCCTCCTTTCTCTACATAGTTGTTACACTTGCTTTTCTTATTGTGGAGTGTCTTACCAGTCCAGGAGCAATAGATCCCCGATCCATATCTCATGCTGTGTTTGCATGATCGGCAAATGGAGGGTGTTGCCTCTTTCCTGGCTCTGTGAACGCCTTGCACATAGCCAGGTTCCGCACGTCTTACATCATCATATTTCGCCTGGGCTGCTGTCTTAATCACCCTGGTAGGGGTATCAAGAAACTGAATATCCAGCCCTCTTTCCTTTGCATCTTTTTCGATCACTGAACGGATCACATCTTTAAGTATTCCCATTATCGGTGTTGCATTGTGGAGGGGATTGCTCCCCTCCTGGTTAAAGTCCGTTTGTTATCACATTTAGAGCCATCATTGCTACTCTGTAGGCATCCGTCTGGAGGATATTGAAATAAGTGTAAGCCTCCATCGGTTCCAGCATTATCCTTTCGCCATACCCATTATCACCAGCATTTCCACTATTTATCATAGCTGCCTCCCTGGTATCAAAGATCACCGCAATTCGGTTGGCTGGAGCAACATCGGCTCCCTGGTAGCCATTACCCTCTCCACAATAACAATAGAGCTTATCTGGAGTGGTTTTGCCTCCAGCATAGCCAGCGGAAACCCATTTTTCGCAATTCTCAATAGCAAGTTTACCGTATCTCTTTGATCCCTGGATCAACTCCTCAAAAAGTTCTTTCTGTCTATCGGTAAGAGTTAGGCTCTGGAGCTTGTTTTCTGGTGCTCCCATAAGCGTAAAAACACGCTCATTTTTTGCGTTGTAATAGTCAATATCATACTGGATCTCAAATGTGCAAAGGTTATAATCCCAGCCTTTTACCATACCAGTATATAGGATGTTTTCCTTTTTGTCGGAAACGGCAACGATCTCTCCGATCTTAAATTTATTTTCTGCCATGATCTGCTTTCCTTTTGTGGGGAGGGTTGCCCCTCCCCTGGTGGTTTTAGAATTGATAGAGATAGCTTACTTTTCCTTTGTGGAGATACTTTCTGCCTCCCTTTTGTCTGGTTTCTGGATCTCGGATCTCGGTGGCTCCGTGTGTTTTGAAATACGCCATGTATTCAGAGGCAGTGGTGAGGTTGTTGGTTTTGATGATCGTATCAGCTTTAACAACTGTTTCCGATCTTTCCACTGTGTGATTAAACTCCTTGGGAGCATCCTTAAAACCGAAACAGTTTGTACACCAGTTTTCGGTTACTACTTTGAGATCCATCCCAGCCTCTTTGATCAGCTCTGTGGGATCGTTGGGGAAATACAGATATTCTCCGCTGTAGTTAAATGCCCATTCTCCAGATACCAGAAAGGCGATAAGATTGCTGATCTCGGTGCGTGATCCGTAAACCACATAAACAATTTTTGTTTCCATATCTTTCTTTTGTTTTTTTAATTCGGTGTTGCAATCAGTTTGAGTTATCTGTGTTTTTCAAACACATCGCAAAGTTAATGTGTTTTATTTAATATACCAAACTTTTCAGCAATTATTTTTCAAGTAAAATTTACCTGGCTAATTTAAGTAACTGAAAAATAGTTTATTTACCTGGTTAATTTTGTGTGTCTGCCAAACGCATTTATTGGAGGAAAATTATTATATTTGCACCATTCTATAATTTAATCAGTATCAACGATGAACAAAGCACTCTACACAAAGGTCAAAGACCGCTGTAAAGACACTCATTTATCGGAGAAGTACCTTAAAGAGATCACCGAAAGCATCGGTGATGTCGTAGAGGATGATTCTACCGATGAGGAGCTGATCGAAAAGACTGCAACCAAGATCGTGAATATCGCCAAATCCAGCCAGGGTGAGGCTACACGATGGGCGCAGAACGCAAAGGAGAACGCCAACCAGAGCAAAGGTGGGGAGGGAGAATCCAAAGAGGATGAAGATCCCGACAAGGGCAAAGGTAAGGGCAAAACGGAGCGCAACGATGATCCACACGCAGAAGAGATCAAAAAGCTCAAGGAAAAAATTGCTGAAATGGAGGGCGAAAAGTCTAAATCTCAACGCTCCTCCGATATTGCAACCGCAATGGAAAAGCACAAAATCCCCAGCTATCTCCGCAACCGCCTGGCTAAATCAATCTCCGATGAGGAGGATATTGAGGAGGCTGTGGCTGCCATTAAGCAAGATCTCATTACAGATGGTCTGATGCCCAAAGATGGGGAGGGCGAAAAAGCTGCAAGTGAAAAGCAAGTTGATGAGGCTGCCGATAGCTTGCTGGAATCAATAACCGCAAAATAATTAACAAGTAAAGATGAAACGCAAGAAACACTCTTTCACTGGATCACGCCCGATCTTTACTGGCTCTCCCTCAAAAGTGATCGGAGGCTTTAACCTGGATAGGAGCAATCAGAATTTTGCTGATGGCGATATTATCCCTGGTGGAGTGCTGGCGATCTATGATGAGGAAACCAGGCTGGTGCAAGTGATCAAGACTGCAAAAGTCGCTGAAATTGACTCCGAGGATCCTAAGCAGATCACTCTGGCTGTCGATGAGTTCTATGCTCCTTTCTTTGCTGTTGGTGATATGATCCTCAAAGAGGGTGCTGCTGCCACGGCAATAGCAAGCGTTCCCACCGTAACAAAGGTGGAGGAAAAGGGCAACATCTACAAAATCACTCTGTCTGCTGCTATCGCTGGTCTGGCTGTGGGCGATGTGCTGGAGGAGGTTATCTCCGATGGTGCTGCCACTCCCAAATCCAAATCCAGAGGACTTGCCAACTCTGTAACGGTGGCAGACAATGAGGTTAAGGAATTTGAAACCTCAATGGATGTTTCTGCTGACACTCTCCAGTATGCCCTCTATGAGAGGCGTGTGCTCCCGATCCCTGCCAGCCAGAAAGATGAAACTGGGGCTTTCCTCAAAGCCAACCCTCATGTGAAATTCACTAAATCACACTAACGGTAAACTATGAAATCAATTTTTTCAACATTCAAGGGGTTGCACAAAAACGGTGCTCCTCTGGATCTCCTGGCAACCTGGGGAAAAACATTCGATAAAGCCTCTGAAAGGGAAGTGGCTCTCTTTGAGAAAACCTACTCCGATCGGTGGTGTGCCTACAACACACCCCAGATGTCGCTCACTGCGGAGGCTATTGTGGGTAAGTATCGGTTGCGCCTTATGGCTACTCTGGTAGGCAATGAATCCCCCACACCTTTGAGGCGTTCTGATGGTTTCGATATATGGACTGGTGAGATCCCCAGGATCGGACACACATTCCAGCTCCAAGCCAGGGAATACCGTAAGATGCTGGAGGTTTATGAGAACCCCAGGATCAAGGAGCGTGATAAGGTAAAAGCCATTGAAAAGACTTTCCGCAACGATATGCAGAACGCATATCTGGGCTGTAAGGATGTGATGGACTTTATCCTCCTCACTGCTTTCTCTAACTGGGGTGTATGCCAGTTTATCCCAGCGGTAAACAACCCTGGCGGTCGTGCGTATGAGGTGGATTACCAGATGAGCGAGGCAAACAAACTGATGAGTGCCTACCTCTGGAACACTGCAAACACCGCTGCTGGCAAGGTGAACCCGATCCTCATGCTTTCTATGATCTGTTCTGATCTCCGCAACCGTGGCATTGAGCCTGGCGAAATTCTGATGAGCCAGGATCTCTACACCTGGATCCGTATGGATGAGAGCACACGCCTCATGGCTCATGGCAATGATAAAAAGGCTCAGACTGTCAAGGTTTCAGAGCTTAACGATTTGCTGGAGGAGAACCAGATCCCCCCGATCACTGTGATCACACGAAAGATGGGCATTGCGAAGGATGGCAAACGCTATCCTATCCAGCCCTGGAATGCTAACTTTATCGGTATCAAGCCCGCTGGCGTTGTTGCTGAAATCCAGCCCGCCATTGAGGATAGTGAGCTGATGGAGGAGGACAATGTGGACTACTTGAACGCTGGCAACGGCATTCGTATTTCTAAGTGGCGTACTGGTGCCTCTGGCAACCAGGTTGCTGCTGAATACACGGAGGGTGCTGCCAGGATGCTCCCTCTGGTAACAGAGATTGATGCGATCGTGTGTCTGCAAGTTCGTGGCTTTGAGGAAAAGACCGTTCCCAACGATGAAAACGGTGTTGCACGTTCATACTGGACTAAATCCGAGTATGAGGGTAACGCTGGATTGCCCACCGCCTAAATTTCCGATGTATGCTTAAACTGAAAGTTGTAACAGACTTTAGGGATCGTGATAATATTGAGCATATCCACCGCAAGGGTGATGTGCTCACATTATCCGATCTTAACCGTGTCAATGACATGGTAAGTCGCAAACTGTGTGTGATCATATCTGTGGAAACTCCCACACCCTCCGAGGCTCCCCAGTCTAAGGAGATGGTAAGTTTCCAGGGTACAAGCTATGAGATCAACGTGATCAAGGAGGCTCTGGCTGCTATCGGTGTATCGGTGGCTGCTAATGCCAAAGCTAAGGGCGTGGAAAACGCTCTCTCTAAGCTCACAGAGGAACAAACCCAGGCTCTCAATGATGCCCTAACCCAGGAGTAAGAGATGGAGAATCTGACAAAGTTTGATGCCCTAATCGGAGAGCTGGAGCCATACACTCCAAATCGGCTCACTTTGATGAAAGCCCTGGCGGATGCCAATGTTACCGATCTGGATGCTGAATACACCCAGGAGGACAAAAAGCCTATTGCCGTGGCTGCAATCAAGGTGCTCAAAAAGCTGATCGTGCTCTCCAGTGATAGCCTGGGAAAATCCTCCCAGGGCTACAATGTAGATAAGCTGGAGAAAAGGATCAAGGCTTTGTGTACTGAAAACGATCTGGATGCTGATGATTTTGTTGATGATCTCCCCTCAATTACTGATGGGTCAATGTACTGGTAGCAATGAGGATCAACGGCAAATTCTTATACCAATCGCTCTCCCAGGTAGCCAGGGATCCCGAAACTGGATTGTACTCCAGTGATGATGGATCTGACTGGCAGCCTGGATGTGAGTGCCAGATTGATAATGTGGTGCCAGCAAAACACTTTATCGGCACTGATGGGCAAGAATACACCTACAACTATAACGTGTTTATCCCAAAGCACTTTTCTGGAGTGGGTAATCTGGCTATCGGTGTGCTGATCAAAGTGATTGGAGAGAATGGCATTGAGGATGAGTTTGAGATCAAAAGCCTGGATCTGTTAAACCGCAAATACATTGAGCTATGGGGATAACGCCACAATTCAGTAAAGGAGCTGTGTTTGATGAGGTGATGCTATTCCAGAAACGCCTGGAGCAAGCCACGATTTTCACTCTGCAATATCTGGGTGAAAGCCTGGCTAAATATGCCAAAGATAACCACAACTACACTGATAGGACTGGCAATCTCACTAACTCAATCGCCTATGCTGTGGTAAAGGATAAGGAAATAGTTTACTATGATGCGACAAACCAGCCTGGAGAGGGTGCGGAGGAGGCGTTAAAGCTGGCTATGAAAATAGCATCCTCTTTGCCCAACAAATTCTCCCTCATTATAGTAGCTGGAATGAATTATGCTGCCTATGTAGAGGCTAAGGGATATAACGTGATCCTCCCTGCTGAACTCAAAGCTAAAAAGGAGTTTCCGATCGTGGTAAAAGAACTGATAACCAAAGCCAAGCAAAAGGCTCTGGAGAAATTTGGAAATGTAGCATGATAACAACCGAGGAAATAGCAATAAGAGTTTTCCAGTTGCTCCAGGAGAGCGATGTGGCAAAGATGATCTCTGGATGCGTGGACTATGAGCGAAACGATTACACCCAGGAGGATGTGATCATTGTGCCTCATACCATTGACGGAGAGGGATCCGTGCGATTCGGTCAAATCAATGTGAATATCCATGTGCCAGATCTTACTATCTCGATGGGGAGAGGAAAATCAGTAAAGAGAACCAACACCAAACGGCTCATAGAGATCCGAGCAAAGGTGATCGAGATACTGCAAAACCATTATGAGAGAGGGATGGGCTATAACTGGAATATAGGGAGGCTCAATCCACCGATCAAGGAACCAGATCACGATGAGCATTTTGTTTCACTGGCTCTGGAGCTAACAGTAAGAGATAAAAAGTGTAACCAATAAAAACAAAGAAACCATGCCTATATTATCAACAATGGGTCTTAAAAAGATCTGGATCCATGAGGCTCTTTCGGATGGCTCTATGCCTCCTAACGGAAATGGATGGCTTGACCTGGGCGATGTTTACCAGGACACTTGCCAGCTCGTTGATGATGATCCCGAAATCACCGAGCACAAATCTGAAACCTCCAGCAAGCGTATCACGCTCACTGGTGAAACTCCCACCAACGTACAGCTCTCTCTGATGGATCCCGATCTGGAGCTGATGGCTCGTTATTTCGGTGGTACTATCACTGGATCGGAGGGTAAACGTAAATGGGTACGCCCCAGGAAACTCCCCTACAAGGAATGGGCTGTATGGCAGCAGCCAGAGGAGGGTTTGATGGTCGGATGTGCCAACGTGCGTATCATTCCCAAGTTTGAGATCACCTACTCTGCAAAGGGTATCTGCCTGGTGCCTATGACACTCAAATATCAGTCAGAGCTGATGGCGGATGAATCATTCAATGATCCCACCAAGACAACAGCGTAACCGATCCCGAAAATGAACCAGGAAAGCCTCCTATCCCACCCCAGGATGGGGGGCTTAATTTTCACTACTATGGATAAAGAAAGCAACCAGATACAACCAACGGAACTCAACCGCCAGCAACGCCTGGAGGTGGAGGAGAAAGCCATTGATGCCCTCTTACAGATGGGTGTTAAATTTACAGTGCCTCTGAAAATTTACCCAGTAAAACCTCCCAGGTTTATCCGCTGGTGGAATAAGAAATTCCCTAAGAAAGCAAGGATCTGGAGGGATAAACGCATTCCCAAAGGTTGGGATGTTACGGAGGCAGATGTGCCCAATGTGGAGAAAACAACGATGGAGCATATCTATCAGAGGAATTTCTATATCAAACCGCTCTATCTGGGAACTATTGACTATCTGCGAAAGCTATATATCCAGATAGAATATGATGAGGAGGCGATCCAGGATCAACCGATCCAGGAGAGCAAAAAGCTCTTTAAGTATATCCCCCTCATGGCGGAGATTGCTGCCGTTGCAGTCATTAACGATCCCTCCGTGATCAAACCCAACTCCGAGGTGAAAACGCTCCAGAAATTCTTTATTGAGCACCTTACAGTAACCAGGCTGAAAAGGCTGGCGGATGTAATAAGCCAGATGATGAATCCAGGGGGTTTTACCTCCTCTATCAGATCAATCGTGGAGATGGGAACGACCAAGCCGAAAGAGAACAGAGCGAATCTGATAGAGTAAGGGGGCTATGTAGCCCCTGGGGGTATCGTGGGGAGATCCTAAAGCAGTTTGGATGGACTTACGATTATTTGCTCTGGGGGATCTCCTGGTTGAACGTGCAAACTATGTTAGCCGATCTACTAAGACCAGCGGAGATCCAGACTGATGAGAACGGACAACCGATCAAACAAGAGAAAATTATTCACAGAGAGCTAAAAACTAAGGATGATATTAAAAACTATATCAAAGGCATAATATAATGGAAAATATAGACGGTGCATTAGCTTTTAGGGCTACTCTGGATATAGACGATTTCAATGTATCGGCACAAGCAATGGAGAATAGAATCAGAGATTTCTCCAATAGTGCTATTGATGAAGTTGAGAGCGTTGAGGATGTTTTCCAATCCTTTGCAAAGAGGGCTGGAGAATATATCTCATACTATCTGGTAGGGCAAGGAATGATGGGATTGCTCAATAGCATTGTGCAAGTGCGAGGGCAATTCCAGCAGTTAGAGATTGCCTTTGAAACCATGTTGGGGAGCCAGAGCAAGGCGAAAACCCTCATGGATCAGATGGTAGAAACAGCAGCTAAGACACCGTTTGATCTAATGGGAGTTGCGGAGGGTGCCAAACAGCTTATGGCTTATGGAGTGTCTGCTGATAAAGTAAATGACACCCTGGTAAGGCTTGGAAATATTGCCTCTGGACTTTCGATTCCTCTTAATGATATTGTTTACCTCTATGGTACCACAATGGTACAAGGTAGGCTATATGCCCAGGATGTTAGACAATTTACTGGTAGGGGTATTCCTCTGGTGAAAGAGCTGGCGGAGAAATACGGTGTTACGGCTGATAAGATCAATGAAATGGTATCGGCTGGTAAGATCGGTTTCCCCGAAGTTGAGGAGGTATTAAACAAAATGACTGATGCTGGCGGTCAATTCTACAACCTCATGGAGAAACAATCCGCCTCCCTTACTGGGCAGATCGCCAATCTGGAGGATGCCTGGGATACGGCTCTCAATAATCTGGGTGAAAAGGGAGAGGGTGTTTTCTCTGCTGGTATCAGTGGAGCTACAAATTTAGTGGAGCACATGGAGGAGATTCTAAGGATCCTAACCTCCGTTACAGTTGCCTATGGCTCCTATAAGGCAGCAGTGGTGCTCCAGACGCTTGTAACAAAGGGTTACACTGGGGTTGCTCTCATTGACAATACAGCCAGATCCGCAAAGCTGAAACTGATGCAACTTGAGGCGGTTGCAACTGGTAAGGTGGCAGCCCAGACAAAAGCAATGACAGCAGCGGAGGAGGCTCACGTTGCAGCCCTCCAGCAACAGCTCACAGCGGAGGATGAGGCAAATCTGGTAAAACAACTCCGAATCAACACCATTCAACAGCTCCTCACAGTTCAACAGCAAGAGTATCTATCCAATCTCAATATCACTGCCTCCAGTGCCAACTATGAGGCGGTGGTGATGGGTGTGCTATCCGTTGAGCAAAAGATGGCTCTTAGTAAGATTGATCTATCCTCAAAGAGTGCGATCTATAAGGCAGCTCTGGAGCAAGAGGTGGCAACAAAGGTGGCAAACCAGAATGCCACTCTCAATGCCATGAGGTTAAGCGTTAAGGAGGCTGCTGCCAAACTCCAGGCAGCCAAAACAACCGCTATAGCATCCACCCAGGCGGTTGAGGCAGCCCGATATGAGGTGTATTGGGCAAAAGCCTCTGGCGATGCAACCAGGATCGCTACAGCAGAGAAAAAACTGGCTGGAGCTATAGACAACCAGACCATAACCAGAAAGGCAGCTCTGGCAGCCCAAACGGATTTCTACACCAAAAAGAAACAACTTGAAACCGTTGCCTCCGTTCAAGGTAAAGCTGCTGCGATCGCTGAAAATGCAGCCACACAAGCCCAGGTAGTAACAAAGGGATTGCTGGCAACGGCAACCACCAAAGTTACCGCTGCTTTCAGAATGCTGTGGGCTACAATGGCAGCCAATCCGATAGGAGCTATATTAACCCTTTTCGGAATGCTGATCAGTGCTTTCATGCTGTTTGATAACACAACAGAGGAGGCGAAAACTATGGCTGGGGAGTTTAATGATACGGTTGAGGATGGCTATGCCAAACTGAACACCTATTTTGCGATCCTTAAAACAGCCGATTCAAACACTAAAACCTACCAGGAGGCACTGGCAAAGATCAATGCTATGTGTGAGGAATATAAAATATCCTTATTGGAGGAAAATAGTGCCCTGGAGGATCAGATTGCGAAACATGATGAACTTATTGAGGCTCTGGAGAGGACTACAAAAGCAAAGATCCAGGCTAAATATATTGAACAAGAATATGCTGATCTCCGAGAAAAGCAGAAAAAACAGCTTGATGAGTTAATCAAAAAGGCAGATAAGGCAACTCATAAGGAAATGCAATGGACTACCTACCAAACTCCAGAGGGCGTAACAACCCAGATGTATAAAGTGGTAGATGTAGCCTCTGAAAATCTTAGAAATGCCACTGATGCCCTCTGGGATAGTGTAATATCAGAAAGTGTTGAGAAATCAAAGGAAATTTCAACCCTTACTGGTGATGCCTACACCCAAGCGGTTGATGCCTTAATTAGCCAACAATCGCAAAAGATCCAGGAGGCAACCCACGCATCATCCGAGGAAATGGAGGCTTTCCAAGAGGCTCTTAGGCAAGTTTTAACAACAGTTATTTCCGATGCTAAGGCTTGTAATGCAGAATTGGCTCGCATTGATGAGGAGTTATCCACATTCTTTGGGGATGCTCCAGATGGGAATGAGGTTGTTGAGCAAATAGATATTACAAAATTAAGCCTGGAGGAACTTCATAAACTGGTTGAGGATCTTAATGGATCTACAGTTACCATTGATTGTAAAACTTATGGGTCGTACATTTGTACGGTTAAATGTTTTTGA